CGCGGATAATACCCGCCGCCATTCCTGCGCTCATCTGAAACCCAACTTGATCGGCAAAGAGTTTCGATGGTGACGCAATGCCCAGTAGTTTTTTGGCGGCGTTAAATGCACCCATTGCGGCGTCTTTGGCGGCGTTGACAATAGCGTCGGCGCCGTCGCTGATTCCCCTTGCGATTCCGTTGGCTATGGCTGAGCCAACCTTTGCCGCCTGACTTGCAAGGCTGACTACCATCGTTCCGACGGCGATGAGCACCGACGTGACCATGCCTTGCACTGCGGTCGTCACTGTACTGACAAAGGTCATAACGGCGATTTTGACGGTGTCCCATGCGCCGAGGAAGTCGCCTTTGAGTAGCTGGCTAATCGCCGTCAATGCGACGATCACCATCGTTTGCAGTGGTGCCATGAGTTGCATCCACAGATTAAGCGCCGTTTGTACATACGGCCAGACGACGGTAAAGACGTTATAGAAACCTTGAAACTGCACTTTCATTGTATTGATGGCAATGGCAACAACGCCAACGAGGATGTCGGCGAGGAGCGTAAAGATTTTTGCGAGTCCGTCAAGTTGTGCCTGCGTTGACGGCGATGCCAGCTGAGTGACGATGGCGTTATACAGCGATGCAATGATTGGCGCCGCAATATCATAGAGGCTTTTAAGTGCCGTCGTGATTGGCGCAATGAAACTCTTAAATGACGCAAAGCCTGTGCTGATTTGATTCAGTCCACCTTGCCAATCCGTGCCGTAAATGAAGTTATACAAAGCGTCGGTAATGCCGCCTAAGAAGCTCATCACGGCATTCCAGTTGACTTTGTCAATCCACTTGATAAACACGTTGACCAAGTCTTGCACGGCAGGGACGATGACTTCCTGTGCAAAGCTACCGAAGCGCATAAGCACCGGCATGAGTGACTCGCCAAGACTTTGCTGCACATTCTTAAATTGCTCTGCTAAGACAATCTGCTGACCAGCGAAGGTGTCAACGGCAGCAGCAGCGCTCCCTCCAAACTCTTTACCCAGCTCCTTCAAAATAACCTGCTGTGCACCCGCAACGTCGCCGGTCTCGACCATGGTTTTAATCATGGCTTTCTGGTCTTCGCTAAACGTCACGCCCACACGACTCAATGCGGAGATACCTGCGATGGGATCATTGAGGGCCTTGCCGACTTGCACCGCTGAACTTTGCAGGTCAGTGCCCATGGCTTGGCTAATGTCGAGGATTGCCTGTGTCGCACCGGTGAATGACGTGCCTTTGATTTCGGTAAACGTGGCAAGGACGTTGGTCGCTCCAAGGATGGCATCGTCGCTAAATATGGATTGACCGGCGCTTGCACTCATGTTCTGCGCCATGTCCGCAAATTGCTTGGCACTGAATCCCGCCGCCTTGCCCGTTGACTTGACGACGGCTTCGGTCTGTGCGATAACCGAGTTCCATTGCGATGCCTCAGCGATGGAGCCAGTAAGGAAGTCACCGACTTTACTGAGGGCGGCGCCGGCAAGATTCGTGGCAGCGGTGCCAATCGCCATAAACGCACCGGTGGCAATGCTTTGCAAAGCATTGAATCCGCCACCCGCCGACGATGCTTTTTTGCCGACGCCTTCGACGGCGTTGCTGGCATCGTTGGCAACTTTGCTGACTTGGTCGTCACCGATAAAACGTATAACGACGGTTTCTTCGGCCATGAGTTACTTCTTCCTTTTGCTCACTTCGGACTCAATGCCAATCATCTCGAGATGCTGTTGAATGATGTGCCACGGCGGAAGCTGGCTTGGCGGACAGTGGTAAATATCGCGACAGCACACAAGCTCAATGTATTCTAGCGGTGCGGGGCTGTGTGTCCAAAGATGTGCCCGCACTGCTAGCATTAGTTTCCCGAGTCGGTGCCGCTGAGTTTGTTCGTTAAGGCTTCGGTGATAAGCTTGAGATGACGTGCGGGCAAATCTTCGACTTTGCGTCCGTCGTCAGTCACGACGCACTTTTCAAGGATTGGGAGCATGGCTTCAATGTCGCCACTGGGCCCGAGCTTGGAAAGCGTCATCATGTCACGGATAGTTAAGCGGTCGGCATCGATGGTATACATAGGGGGACATCTCCTATACGGACATCACAAAGTATGGCAAAGGCGCACGGATGTCCGACGTGCGCCATGCCCTGCTATATTAGACATTGTTGGTGTAGAGGATGCCAGGTGCCCGCACGGTGAAACTAATCATGAGCGGACCCGAGCTGGATGCGTCGATTGGTGGATAATCAAACGCCGTAATGTATCCCGTTGCCGTGGTCTCGTATTGATCAGCACCGGAAGCGGCGCCAAGCGGTAGCCACTTTACTTTCGTTGCCGTACCGGCTTCAAACAACGCGCGCACAGATTGAAAAGCCTCGGCGGCGGTTTCGGTATACAACACGTTGACCTTTACTTCGACGGGTTCGTACTTGCCAATTGTAGTAATAGCATAGTTACCGCTAAAGGTGTAAGCCTCGCCGGTCACAACGGTGGCGGTGGTGACATCGATAGATTGCGATGAGCCCGAGATATCTACGTAAGCAGCGCTTACGTAGATGGAGACGGTGGCCGCCGCTCCGGTGACGGCTCCGGTTGTTTGTGCCATGGATTCCTCCTATTGGATAATTTCGGTAATGATCAGTGTGGCGGTGATAGCGTCGTAGTACCTGCTCGATCCCTGTGGCCACTCGAGTACCGTCGCCCGTAGCGATGCATTGCTTAGTACCCACGTCGGGGCGATGAGTGTGCGTAGTGAATTGTGGTAGGCGGCGAGGTATCCTTCAACGCTTCCGGCGATGTCTTTGAGCCCAAGCCCAAGTCCAGTCGCACGAAGCAGGGCGACGTCGTTAATCGTCCACTCTGCCTGCATGACGTGACCCGAGCCACCCAGCGTCGTCGTCCGTGTCCGAGCTGAGGTGAAGCCGATGGCGTTGACGATGCGGGTCGGTACGTCGGCGTCGTCCACTTGGTCTTTGAGCGTTGTGCCACGAAGGACGTTCATCGAGTAGCCAGTGATTGACAGCGCCGCCACTGCGTCAACGATGGAGGTGAGTTGTGAGCCCATTTATATCCTCCGTCGATACGGTTTGAGTAACGCTTCAATATCGCGTGACATCGCCGAAGTGACGATGGTACTACCGTCGGCGGAGATGATGCTATTGCCAAGGTCAGGCGAGCCGTCACGTTGGCGATACATCTGCGAAGCGAGGCGAAGCGTCGCCTGTACGATGTTTGCCGGTGGAGTCAATGAGTAGCCAAAGCGTCCCGTAATGGATACGCTGGCTTCGGGGCTTCCGGTGTATGTCCAAAAGTAGCCCGATGCTTGCTTGATGCGCACCGCATACGCCGGCGTAAAATTCAGGGGCATCGTCACGACTGCCGACGTCGGTACTGAACTGCCGTCGCCGTTGGTGATGGAGGTAATGGAGATAAGGTCGTAGTCGAGGTCTATGGTGTAGTCATCCATCAGACTACCTTGGAAGCCCATGCCCGATCCGATGCGGTCGATGATTGGCGTGTACTTGCGTGTCGTGTCGGCGCTGACTTCAAAGAGGCGGTTGGTGTAGCTTTCGATGGTGGTTTGCGCACGGTCGATACAAAGCGACAGCAGGGTGTCGTCAGTACTTGCCGTGACGCCCATGTAGCTTTTGAGCAATGCTGTCGTCGTGTATGCCACTTAGATCACCCGCTTTTTCTTCGGCGCTTCGACGACGTCCGGCTCCATAGCCACGGCGATGCCGGCGACGATGAGCCGTTGCGCCCACTCCGGACTGACGTCGATAATGTCGCCGGTTGACGCATAGAGCGGCGTGACCTCATCTTCGTAGGTGCCGGATAATCCTTCGAGGAGTTGAATTTGCATTTTGACATCCTTAGACCCCGACGCCGTGCGCACGACGTCGGGGCATAGTCTAACTTAGGCTTGAATGATGTAGGAGAAGGCTTCGCCTTGATTGACGTCGCCGCCGGCACGGAAATAACAGAAGTAGGCAATTTCGTCGGTCGCCATGTACAGCGAATCATTGCGCTTGATTTCGAGCTGACCGTTTTCGACGAAGTTGTAGTA